CAAAGCATACGTGAAGTCGAGTCACTCAATAGAGAAACTGAAAAAGATGTGCGTGATACAATGAGAGCAACTGAATCTAGAATAGACGAAGATATGGACAAGCTAGACAAGGACATCAGAGAATTACTACAAGAAGCACTTGATAATCCGTTAAACGATATGAAATAAAAAGGTTGACACTTCGATCATATGATGCTATTATTAATAATATAATTTTATTAGGAGTATTATATGATTGAAGGCTTTAAGGCACCATGCGTGGTGTTTAAAACTCGTGTTCGCGATGAAAGCATTGGCGGACCAAACCCATTCCGTTGGGAAGACGTAACTAGCGATAGCCTACTCAAAGGCAAGCGTGTAGCAGTATTTTCACTACCAGGTGCATTTACTCCTACTTGCTCAACTTACCAGCTTCCAGGCTTTGAAGAAAAGTATAAAGAAATTAAATCGCTAGGTGTAGATGAAGTATACTGTATTAGTGTTAACGATGCGTTTGTAATGAATGCCTGGGCTAAACAGCAAGACATTCAGAATGTAAAAGTAATTCCAGATGGATCAGGCAACTTTACTCGCTTTATGGGTATGCTAATTGGTAAAAACCATCTAGGTTTTGGCAATCGCAGTTGGCGCTATATGTGCGTTATCAATGATGGCGTAGTTGAAAAATGGTGGCAGGAACCTGGCATAAATAATGATGGAACAGACGATGATCCTTACGTTGAAACAACACCAGAAAACATGGTAAGTTACTTAAAAGGCTGAATATGAAAATTAGCATAGGCAAATATCCTAACAGATTGATTTGCAACATACACAGCAACCATATGAATAAAAAATATGGATTTTGTGATTGGTCTGATAATCAAGACTACGAAGATCATGTATTAGAAGCTATTGAAGATTGTATACAAAGTATGTATAATGTATTCAACTGGCTTTGGTTTGATAAACGTACACAGAAAATTAGTGTAAAGATCGATCGTTGGGATACTTGGAGCATGGATCATACCCTTGCTCCTATCATTCTGCCTATGCTAAAACAGCTAAAAGAAACCAAACACGGCTCGCCTTGGACTGATGATGAAGATGTTCCAGAAGAACTTCGCAGCACTAACGCTCCTCCTAAAGAGAATGAGTATGATACAGATGACTTTCATCATGCTCGTTGGGATTGGATCATAGACGAAATGATTTGGGCGTTTGAACAAAAGTGCCGAGACGATTGGGAAGGCGATTACTATGAGTACGAAGATGATCCTACCAAAACAGAAGGTCTCGGACTAGGGATAAAACTGGTGTGGGAAGATCTGGAAGGTCGTAAAGCACATCAAAAGCGTATGAGCAATGGCTTTCGTTTGTTTGGTAAATACTATGAGAATTTGTGGGATTAATAATGAAAGTAGGTATCACGTTTAGTACATTTGATTTGCTTCATGCAGGTCATATTCAAATGCTAAGAGAAGCTAAACAGCAGTGTGATTATTTAATTTGTGGATTGCAAGTAGATCCTTCTTTTGATAGAGCTGATAAAAACTCTCCGGTTCAAACTGTGGTAGAAAGATATGCTCAATTACACGCTGTAGAATATGTAGATGAAATTATACCTTATACTTGCGAAAAAGATGTTGAAGATATATTGACAATGTATCAACTTGATGTTAGAATATTAGGAGAAGAGTATAGGGAAAAGGATTTTACTGGCAAGGATATTTGCAAAAGTCGCAGTATCCAATTATACTTTAATAAGCGTGATCATAGGTTTAGCTCAAGCGATCTTAGGAAACGCGTAGCAGAGAAACAGAGGTCAATATGACAAAATTACCTGAAGGACGTGAACCGTTAACCGATGAGGATATGGTTATTCTATTGCACAATATTACAAGAACTGTAGAGCAATTTGGGGCAGCAAACCTTAATAAAAACGCAATGCGGCAAGTAGCTGATCGTTTTTCAGATCTTACGAAAAGCGAGAAAAAGTAATGCTTTGGGCTCTTTTTGTAGTAACTATTTTTGATAATGGAAAAATAGATTATAGTAATATTGGACAGGTTGAAGTGTTTCAAACTAGAATAGAGTGCGAATTAGAAAGAGAAAGGCTATCCTATTACTTGACTTTACCTGAAAATAAAGGTCTCGTGTGTATGAAAGTTGATGAAGTATGAAATTTATTTTTGATGTAGATGGAACATTAACTCCAAGCCGAAAAGAAATGAATCAAGAATTTTTTGCTTGGTTTGATGATTTTTGTTCTGATAATGAAGTGTACTTAGTTACCGGTTCTGATTATCCTAAAACTGTTGAGCAGCTCGGTGACTACTTATGCGAAAAGGTAAAAACCGTATACAACTGTAGCGGCAATGACGTTTGGCAAAAAGGAAAAAGAATCAGGTCAAGATCTTTTACAGCTCCAAAAGAATTGTATACTTTGATGGATGGTTGGTTACAAAGTAGTTTGTTTCCGGCTCGAACAGGTAATCATATAGAAGAGCGTCCTGGTACTATTAATTTTTCTGTTGTTGGAAGGAACGCCACACCAATAGAAAGAGCCGAATACGTAATTTATGACAAGAAAAATCGAGAAAGAGAAACTATTGCTCATATAATTAATTCTGAGTTTGATAATATTACAGCAACTGTAGGTGGTGAGACCGGTATAGATATATACAATACAGGGTGTGATAAAAGCCAAATTATGAAAGATTTCTATGTTGATGATAAAATTATTTTCTTTGGTGATAGGATGGATGAAAAAGGAAATGACTATCCTTTAGCTCAAGCTAATACCAGAGGAAAAAATTATCATGTATACGACTGGCGCCACACTTGGGAACTATTAAAAGGAATGACTTAATGTTTACTATTGAAATGGACTGGGACGAAACAGCAATTACAGTCTTGGATCCTGATGGTGAGCATGAAGATATTCAAGCTATCATATATGACGATATAGTTTATATCAGACAATGGGATGAAGACTACGAAAGATTTATTCTAATGTCTGTATCGCCAAAACAATACTTACAGCTAATGCGTTCTTTTTCTTTGCCGGAAGGAGCATACATGTTAAACCAAGGAGATAACAAATGATTACGATTTATGGTAAACCAACTTGCGGATTTTGTACTAAAGCAAAAAACTTTGCAACTGATCGACTGCTAGAATTTGAATACAAAGATGTTCAAAACGCGCAATTCTTAGAAGAGCTTAAAGAAAAACTTCCAAACGTGAGCTCAATTCCTCAGATCTGGATTAATGGTTCTCATATTGGTGGATACAAAGAGTTTGCTACTTACGTAGAAGAAACTGGTTATACTGGAACTGGTGATACTCTTTAAAATTAACTGTTGACATCCATCTTCACTTGATATATAATGGTTACATCAAGTGAAGATAGGAGATTATATTATGACTATGCATATGATTAAGGGTGTACAAGTTCACGGTCGCTCTAAAAATAAAAAGCAAAAGCCATTAGATATGAAAGCCCTTGAGGTTGAGTGGCGTCAATACAATAAAAGCATGCGCCGCAAATGCATGCATGATCTTCAGTTCGATTCTCTTAACGACTACGTTTCTTATAAGCAAGGCAACTACAAACCAAAGAAAAAAAAGGAATTCAAAGAATATGCGCCGTCCCAACCGTATGTCCGCAACACAACGCAATATCCGAGCCTCAAAACGTCGGACTCAATTCCTGAATCATGCGCAAGAAAAGAAACACCAAAATACACAGGGGATTTGCTTGTCGGGATCGGCACTATGCACAAGTCCAACGCAGTGCCTATTATGCGGGGCACTAAGCAAGCCGAAGAACTAGCACAAATGCGTCGTAACTAGAACCAATAAATATCTCTATAGTTCAGCTATGGGGATATTTTTATGTGGATTTATAATGGCGAAGAATTTACTTCGGAAATGATTAAAGACAATGTTGGGTTTGTTTATTTGATTACTGATCTTTCAAATGAAAAGAAGTACATCGGCAAAAAGATTTTAATGTCTAAAAGAAAATTGCCACCTTTGAAAGGAAAGACCAGAAGAAGAACTAAAATTGTTGAGTCAGATTGGAAGAAATATTATGGCTCTTCCGAAGAAGTAAATATGATTGTAGAAGAAAAAGGTCCAGAAAACTTTAAAAGAGAAATTTTGCATTTGTGCAAGTCTAAAGGCGTTATGTCTTATTTAGAACTTAAAGAGCAAATGGAAAGAGAAGTCTTACTAGATGATGAATATTACAATGGAATTATTCAAGTGAAAATTCATAGATCACACGTAAAATCGCTAAAAAACAGTTGACAATCTTTTCAAAGTATATTATATTAGATATAAATGAATGGAGATACATTATGATAGTAACACGCACAAGTAAGTTAACTGGTAAAGTTCGTTCACGAGATATTCCTGTTAAGTCCCGTGATTTGGAAATGTACGATGCAGGATATGGTAGTGCTGCTGATATCCTACACTATTTGAGTACTGAAGATCGCGAGTTTCTTATATGCGGGATTACAAATGGAGAATGGAATCAAGCATTCTCTAAAGAACTCAAAGCTATCGTAAACGATAAGTTTGGAGTTTAACTTTGATTATACTGTTCAATGGTCCTCCTGGTGCTGGTAAAGACTTAGCAGCTAATTACTTTAAGAGTAAAGGCTTTAAACACTTGTCTTTTAAGTACCAGCTTTTTAAAGAAACAATTAGCTACTTTAATGTTGATGAAAAGTGGTTTATGGATGGTTATAATAACCGAGAAACTAAAGAGCTTCCTTCTTCATTGCTAGGTCACATGTCTCGAAGAGAGGCTATGATTTACGTGTCTGAAGAAGTTATTAAGCCACGCCGAGGACCAGATTATTTTGGTAACTTAGTAGCAAACGAAATTGATCTTACCAAAGATTATTGTATATCTGACGGTGGATTTATCGAAGAGCTCATTCCAGTTATTAATAAAGTAGGCACAAATAATTTTGTCTTGGTTCAACTAACAAGAGATGGCTGCGACTACTCTGCTGATTCTCGTAGATACTTCCAAGGTAATGGTATTAAATATGAATACATAAATGGCTTTATGACTCCTGTGGATAGTAAGTATGTTCTTCCTCATGAGTTTGATGTAACCATGTATCGTATCCATAATAACACAACAATCGAAGATTTTAACGAATCTTTAGAAAACATTTTTAATCGTGAAATAAATACTCAATAGGAGATATATAATGAACACTGAAAAAGAATATGTAGTTTCAGCATTGAAAGAAAAAGTATGCAAAGTAGTATTCACCAAAGCAAATGGTGATACTCGAGTAATGCACGCTACCCTTAACGAAGCAATGCTTCCAGCACAAATTGATGTTGAAGAAGCAATTCAAAAGAAATCAAAAAAGCCAAACCCAGATGTACTAGCAGTCTTTGATGTTGAAGCAAAAGGCTGGCGTTCATTTCGATGGGATTCGCTTAAAGAGTTTAACACGGAGTTTAACGTATAATGAGCATGATTTATAAAGGTAAAGTTGTGGAGTCTGAACTATCAGGTAACTCTATGGGCGGTACCGAAATGATGAGGGGTCGACTCTTAGATAGAATCGATCCCGCTCTTTTAGAAAATGTAGCAGTCCATTTTTCACGTCCTCGGGAGATTCCTGAAGATGTAGTAAATATTATGTATTGCCATGATCTAGCCGAAGATCCAGAAAATGCTGTCCTTTTAGACGAAGGATGGAAAAAGTTTGATAAATTTGTTTTTGTATCAGTATGGCAGCGCGATCAGTATATTGTACGTTATGGCATTCCTTACTCTATGTGTATGGTAATTCCTAATGCTATTGAGAAACGCTATGAGGCAGAAGAAAAGAATACTGAAACAATTCGATTCATTTACCATACAACACCACACCGTGGATTGGAACTTGTATATCCAGTAATTGACGCTCTATCTAAAGAATATCCAAACATTCATCTTGATGTGTATTCGTCTTTTGCTATCTATGGTTGGGTACAGCGTGATGAGCCTTACAACGATTTGTTTAAGAAAATTCATGAGCATCCGAATATGACTTATCATGGATCTGTTCCAAACGATCAGGTACTTGACGCTCTTGACCGAGCAAATATTTTCTTGTATCCTTCTATTTGGAAAGAAACATCTTGTATTGCTCTGATTGAAGCTATTAAGAGCGGGTGTGTATGTATTCGCCCGAACTTTGGTGCATTAGCTGAAACGGCTTCAAATGCAACAATCATGTATGACTATGATGAAGATGCATCACGTCATGCCAACTTAGCATATGCTATTACTAAAAGCGTATTGGAACATCAAAAGAATGATCCACATTTCTTGAATAGATTTAGCCGTTCTGATCGATTTGGACTTGTTCCAAACGACATTAACACGTTCCAAAACCTATGGACAAAACTCTTGAGAGAGGTCCAAAAATAACCGTTGACATTTACAGATATTTAGTGTAATATGGTATCTGTAAATTAAACTATAACATGAGAAAAAAATATGGCAATCTTAGTAGATTATAACCAAGTTATCCTTGCTTCGCTTTTTGCAAGTATTGGAAACCACACAGACGTGGCGGCGGATGAGAATATCATCCGTCACATGTTCCTTAATTCTATACGAGCTAATCGTAAGAAATTCACTGAAGAGTATGGTGAAATCGTTATTTGTGCAGACGGCAAGAACACCTGGCGTCGAGATGCATACCCATACTATAAAGCAAATCGTAAAAAATCACGTGACGAGTCTGGATTGGACTGGGGTGCTTTGTTCGAAATCATGAATACTGTTCGTGACGAGCTCAAAGAATACTTCCCTTATAAAGTAATCCATGTAGATCACTGTGAAGCTGATGATATTATTGGCGCTGTTTGTAATGAATACGGATCTGAATTAAATATTGGATCTGAAAAGTTTCTTGTCCTTTCAGCAGACAAAGATTATATCCAGCTACAACGTTTTGCTAACGTTGATCAATATGATCCAATTCGTAAGCGTTGGATTCGTCACGACAACCCAGATGAATATTTGAAAGAGCATATCCTTAAGGGAGATACTGGAGATGGTGTACCAAACATTCTTTCTCCTGATAATTGTCTTGCTGTTGGAGAACGCCAAAAGGCTATGACTAAGAAACGTCTTGCTTTGTATTCTGAAGGTACTCAAAATATGGATGAGGAAACTCTCCGTCGTTACCACCGAAACAAAATGATGATTGATCTAACTGAAGTTCCTCAAAACTATGTTGATATTATTCTGAAACTATATGCTGAGGAAAAAGAAGTTGGTCGTGAACATTTGTTTAACTTTTTCGTAAAGAAAAAACTCAAGCATCTAATTTCAGACATACAGGATTTTTAAATGGCAATTCGCATTTCTATCTCAGAAATTTTAACTAAGACCCAAGAACTTAAGAAGGCAGATGAAAAAGTCAATTGGCTGCGCCAAAACGATAATGCTGCACTTAGAATTATCTTAAAATATACATATGATAGTAGCGTTAAGTTTTTGATTCCTGATACACCTCCGCCGTGGAATAAGAATGAATTTGAAGATGAAGCTAAG